TTCAGTAAGGCTGGCCCGCCTTATTTTTAATCTTGAAAGGACACTAAAACTATGTTAAAGAAAACAGTTACTTATGAAGATTTCGATGGAAATGTACGAACAGAAGATCTTTATTTCTTTATTTCAAAGTCAGAACTGGCAGAGATGGAAATTACAACACCTGGCGGTTTCACTAATAAACTTGAATCAATAACTAAGGCACAAGATGGTGCTGAAATTATGAAAATTTTTAAGTATATTATACTTAAATCGTATGGCGAAAAGTCTGATGATGGACGTTCGTTTATTAAAAAGAGAAATGGTGTAAATCTTTCTGAAGCTTTTGAGCAAACAGAAGCTTATGACACGCTTTTTACAGAACTTTTGATGGATCCAGATAAGGCTGCTGCATTTATTAATGGAATTATGCCTAAGGATCTTATGGAAGCAGCAAAGACTAGCAGTCTTCCTTCTGGAAATAACTAATTTTTAGAGGTATTATTGAATGCTAAAGATAGTTATACCTGAAAGAGAATTTTTTGATGAAACTAAAAATGAATTTGTTTATTCTAAACCGCAGGAAGTGACTCTTGAGCATTCTTTGATTTCTATTTCAAAATGGGAGTCAAAACATCACATACCTTTTTTGGATGAGAAACATGAAAAGACACCCGAAGAGTTTATAGACTATGTTAGATGCATGGCCTTGACAAATCTTCCTGATGATGCTTTTGACAATATTTCTGAGAGTAATAAAGCTGAAATATTATTATATATTAATGATAGTCAAACAGCTACTTGGTTTGCAGAAGATAGAACACCTCCACCGAGTAATAAAATTATTACATCAGAAGTAATTTATTCATGGATGATACAAAATGAAATACCGTTTGATCCATGCCAAAAATGGCATATAAATAGATTGCTTACATTGATAAGAGTTTGTAGTCTCGAAAATATGCCAGCTAAAAAGATGTCTCCTGCTAGTATACTTAGTCAGAATATGTCTTTAAATAAGATGAGAAGAGCTATGTTGCATAGTAAAGGATGACATTAAGGAGAATTCTATTATGAAGCAAGTTGTTACATTTGGATATGACAAAAGATTCAATGATAGAATTAAAAATCGTCTTGAAAAGATGAAAATTGATAAGAAATTCATTAAATTGAATGAGTTCGGACAGGAGGGGGTAGACAGATTGCAGGCTGCTACCCCAGTTCGAACTGGAAAAACCGCTAACTCTTGGTTTTATGAAATTAGTTCTGAAAATGGGATGACAAGTCTTATTTGGTATAATACTAATATTAACAATGGAGTTAATATAGCGGTTATAATTGACACTGGTCACGCATCTTTGAATGGCTCCTGGACCCAGGGCTATAATTATATAGATTCAGCTATAAATCCAGTGATCGCTAAAATTAGAAAATATTTTAGAGAGGAGGAGTAAAAAATGCCATATTATGGTTCGTCTATTGATGAGCAAGTTGTAAAAATGTCATTTGACAATTCCAATTTTGACTCTAATGTGAATGATAGTATTAAAACTTTAAATAATTTAGATAAACGATTAGCAATATTTGATAATAAAGAAAGTTTAAGCAATATTAATGCTAGTTTTAATAATTTAGCCAACACATTCACTGTTAAAGGCCAAATAATGTTTGGCGTTCTTACTTCTCTTGGAAAAGAATTATATAATATAGGTAGAAAAGCACTAGGAACAATAACAAAAGGAATGAGAGATGGTTTCGGAGAATACAAACAAATCATTGACTCTACGGAATCCATTTATCAGAATGTTAAACAAAATGGAAACTCTCTTCAAGATGTTAATAATGCGCTTGATGAATTGAATGATTATGCAGATAAGACTATCTATAATTTTGGTCAGATGACTAGAATGATAGGTATGTTTAGTTCTGCCGGTGTCGGATTAAAAGACTCTGTAAATTCTATTAAAGGTTTGTCTAATGCTGCAGCACTTGTAGGTGCTAATATGCAAAGAGCACAAATTGGTTGGAATGCAGTCTCTAGAGCCATGTCAAGTGGTAAATTTACTAATGTAACATGGAGATCTCTTGAACTTTCTAATATTGCTGGTAAACAATTTAATAAAGTAATAACTGAAGTTGCCAGAACAATGAAAGTAAAGGGCAAACAAACCGGTAAAGATATTGATGGAATGATAAAAAAGTGGGGATCTCTTAGAGAGTCTCTACGAGAGGGCTGGCTTACTAAAGACGTATTTGCAGAAGCTATGACAATTATGGCTAATGATATGTCAAAAGCCGAAATGAAAAGAAAAGGTTATAGTGACAAGCAAATTAAAGAGCTTAAAGAGATTGCTGAAGCAGCTGAAGAAGCTGCTACAAAGGTAAAAACTTTCCAACAATTAATGGAAACAGTTGGTGAAGCAGTTGGTTCTGGATGGGCTCAATCATTTAGAATTCTTCTTGGCGATCTTGAGCAAGCTAAGAAACTTTATACAAGAATTAGTAATGTAATTAGTGATTTTATTGATAATAATGCTAATATTAGAAATGAATTATTCAAGAAAATTGTTAACGGTAAAGATAAAAGTGTAGACGGAAAATGGAAATCAGGTAGAGATAATTTCAGACAGATTATTGAGAATATGCTTGCCATTATCAAGACATTTCTCAAGTCTGTTAAAACTGGTTTTCTTAATATTTTCCCAATTGATAGAATAGCCACAGCAGCTAGAAAATTCCTTGACATATTCGAGAAATTTACCAGATCTTTTGTGCTAAATTCTGGAAAAGTAACAAAAGCAGGCGAAACTCTTTGGAATACAAGTGACATTGATGAAATGTCAGAAGCAATAAAAGATCTTATAAAGTTTTTCAGAGGTCTTGCTTCAGCCATAGATATTGCTTGGATGGCAATTTCTCAACCTATTAAAGTTATTATTAAAAGAATTCCATATTTCAATGATTTCTTTGGAAATACTAATAAAGGAATACTTGGTATTGTTAAATCCCTTGGACAGTTCGGCGATAAAATTACAGCATTCAGAGATGCATCTAAGGACTGGGAAATTTTTGGATATGTTACTGAATATGTTTTAGACAATATTGATGAATTAGCTAAGAAATACCCAGTGCTAGGTATGATTGTCGGCGTGTTTAGAGCTCTAAAGAATGCCGCAAATGGATTAAAGACTGCCTTTAAACAAATGGACATTAAACCATTGAGTGCTATATTTGGAGCATTCAAAATGGTAGTTACTTCTGTTTGGAATATTTTAAATAGACTATTTGGCATACTTAGATCTGCTAAATCTAACATTGACTGGTCTTGGTTAGAAGGACCTAAAAATGTTTTTAAGAATATATTAAAAATACTTAGTGATTATGGAAGAGGACTTATAAATTTTGAAAATACTTGCAAGAAAATAGGAAATTCTATTGGAGGAATATTTTCAACATTAAGTAGCAAATTAATTAAAGTATCAAACAAATCTAATAAAATAAATACGGCAACTGGATCAATAGAAAAGCAGTTTTCGGATCTTGATGTTGTTGTTGATAATACTGGAAATAAAATATATTCTGTTTGGGATAAAATAAAATCTTTATTCGCCTCAATTAGCGACTTCTTTAAAGGAGTATCAAAGAATAGTAATAATGCTTTTGATGGAATTGCCAAAAAAGTTGCTCTTATTGGTGGCGGCGTTGCAGCTGCTGCATTTAGTATAACACATTTAACAAAAGCTTTTAAGAAGATTAATATTTTAAATAATATTAGTGATCTTTTAAATGCTGGAATAGATGTACTTAATGCTTATCAAAAGCAGGCACAATCTAAAATCATTCTTAATATTGCCATAGCAGTTGGTATTTTAGCTGGAGCTCTTGTTGCACTTTCATTTGTTCCATATGAAAAGCTTGAAAATGGTCTTGCTGTATTTACTGCATTTATGGCGATATTGTCAATGACATTAACAACTGTAATAAATTCATTAACGAGATTAAATGAAGCATTAGGAAAAAGTAAAAAAGTATTAACACAATTTGATGTATTGAATAATCTTACAAATCAAGTAGGCCAAATAGGATTAAAATTAGCTAAAGGTTTTAATAAGCAAAGTCTTGGTAAAATGTTCAAGGACATTGCTGTATCTATTTTTATACTTGTTGGAGCACTTGCTGCTCTTGTACTTCTATTCAAAGCAGATAAAGATAATACTATAACAGCTATAAAGGCACTTGCAAAAATTATTGTAATAATGGCAGCTTCAGTCGCTGTTCTTACACTGGCAATGAACGCATTTTCTAGAACAGCTCAATCAACAGCTGGAGCATTCTCCGGTTTCTTGAAATTGACTAGTGTTTCTGGTATAATTCTTTCATTAGCAGCTGCAGTAGCAATTTTAGTTGGTTCATTGTATATTGTTGCAAAAATAGATTCAACAAGATTAGAAGCTAGTTGGAAAATAATTAGAAATCTTGTCATTATAATAGGCATTATAGCAACAGTTATATCTGCCATAGTTTCAAAGATTAATCTCGGTGATACTGGTAAACTTAAGAAAATTACAATTAAACTCACTGGAGTAGTAGCTGCAATGGCGGCTGTAATTGCTGGTATTGCTGCCCTTGTTCACATTATTTCTAAAGACAATACAAAATCTTGGTGGCCTGCATTACTTTCTATAGTTGGAGTAATGAGTGCATTTTCATTAATGATGATTAGCATAATGACATTTGCTAAACAACTTGGTGGAAAAGAAAGAGTGTGGAATAGTTTAAATAAAACAATATTAACAATGACAGTGTGCATGCTCAGTTTAGTAGCTGGTTTATATGCATTAAGTTATGCAAAAAGAATTCCAGCATCTATTGTAGCAACAATAGGTATAATAACTGTGGCCACTACTGTATTATTGACATTTATTGCATATTTGACAGCACAATCAAAAGGAAATGGATTTGCCACAGATTTTGTAAAAGTAATACAAGGGTTATCGATTGCAGTATCAGCCTTAACTATATCTTTAGGCATAATGGCGGCTGGTTTAGCAGCATTTATTGCTGCAATTAATTCTCTTGATATTTCAACAGGAGATGCAAAGAAAGCGTCTAATTCTATAATCAAGAAACTCGAATATGCTGGAGAAGTAATTGAAAAATCTATCCCAGGATTAAAAACACTATTTACAAAGCTCGGAAAAACTGCTGCAGAAATTTTTACGTCATTCACAACCGCATTCTTTAATACTGTAGTTGAAATAGGCGATAAATATGATGATATTATTGAAAAAGTTGTAAATCTAATAATTAATATTTTGGGAAAAGTTTCCAATACTTTACGTACTAGAAAGGATGACGTTGCCAAAATTATTGGTGATATTGTTGAATTTTTAGGAACAGAAATAGCAGCTGTAGTAAATTCATTTTTCAGTAAAGATGGCAAACAGATCGTTTCATCAGAACAAATTCTTAATTGGATTGGTATTGGTGGAATAGCTTTAGCAGTTGGAAACATAATACTTGATGTTTTAAAAAATTTCAATGCCATAGTTCTTGCTGTAAAAAACTTTGATGCAGCATGGAAAGCATTTAAAGGATTAGATATTGTAATAAAATTCTCTTCAGCATTAGGAAAATTAAAAGCATTTTTATCTTTATTCTGGGAAACACAAGTCATTTATGCCGGTAGTGCTGGCTGGGCTATAACAGCTTTAATTGCAGGAATAACAGCAATTATAACTGGTGTAATTGCACTTATTGGCGCATGGAAAAGATTTACTGGAGAAGTTAAAGATAGTTATGAAGGTCCAATATTATCATTAAAGGGAATTGAACAAGTTATAGTAGACGGATGGAAAAAAGTTGCAAATACAATATTTACTGGATTTATGACAGTTGCAAATATTATAATTGGAACTGTTTCATCAATGGTAGAAGCTCTTGCTACTGGTGCATATAAGGTAATAGATATTTTTGGAAAAGTTGTAGGCTTTTTTAATAAAGATGCAGGTAAGTCTATTTCTAATTGGAATGAAAAAAATCTAGGGTATTTTTCAAAAACAATCCATGAAGCAACAGTAGGAACTTTTAAGCAAATTGACACTGATTTAAAGTATGTTGCTAAGGACTGGGCTGAAGCCTTTAATATACCAACTGAAGGAATAACAAAGAGTTATAAAGATGCTTCAAAAAATCTTGATGGTCTAGGTGATGAATTATCTGATAAAGTAGAAGATGCAAATAAACAATTAAGAGCTACTACAAAGAATGAAAAAGAAGCTAACTATAATTCTGCAAAAGATAATTTTGAAAATTATAAAAAAGGTGCAGAAGACGCTCTCGATGGTATGGGAGACGAGTTGGCAAATAAAATAGAAAATATTGATAAACAAGTAATTGCCACCGAAATGAAAGATTTCGAAGAGCATTCACCATCCAAAAAATCGTATAATATTTATTGGAATTATATTCTCGGTGCTAAAAATGCACTTTCTGAAGGTGGAAAAGAATTAGTAAGAGTAATGGAATCCAATAATAATAAACTTATAAAAACTACAATAACTGGTTCTAAAAATGTAGAAGAAGCATATAATAAAGTTGGGGCTAATCTTGGAAAAAGAGAAGGACTTAATCAATATAAAGTAAGTTATAATTCGTATGAGCCAGATGGCAAAGCGGAATACAAAACAGTTGAATTAAATAAAGAATTAACAGAACAGATACTCGCTCAAAAAGAGGCATTACGTGGTAAAAATAAAGAAGAAATAAAAGCCTTTATCAATCAACAAGCAATTGTTTTAGGTTTAAAAGATGCTACTGGAGAAGCAGGAAAGCTTATTGATTATTTGTTTAAACAACAAACTAATCAAACAGCATTGGCTTGGAATTCAGTAGAACAATTAGAAAAGCAAACTCAAGTAAGTTGGGCAGTTATTCTTTCTGCCGAAGAAGAAGCCTCTATGGCTGCTCTTAATAAGCAAATAGAAACGAACAAACAACTTATTGATATTGCAGAAGATAAAAAGAAACAATTGATTGGTAAGTCAAAAGATCAAGCCAAGCAAATTATTAAGGATGAACTAATTGCTAGAGGAATGTCTGAAGAGCAAGCTGAAGAAGAAGCTCATAAAATGGTTGCTCTAATGGTTTCTAAGCAGAAGCAGAAGAAGACAATAGAAGCATCAGGTCTTAATAGATCGATTCTATTAATGCAAGCAGAAACAGGCGCCTATGAAGCATCTCTTAAAGAACAAACTGAATTACTTGAAAAAGAGATTGAAAAGCGAGGAAAATTACAAGAAAATGCAGCCAATTGGCAAAAGAAGGCAGAATCTGGACAAGTTGATCCGAGCAATTATAAAGAATACGTCAATGCTCAGAGAGAATATATTCAGCAAAAGGATAGAGTCAATGGCCTTAAGAATCAACTTAATAAGATAGTCGAAGAAACCGCTAAAAAAATGGCAAAAGATAAAACATTAAATTCTGGACAATTTGAAAAAGATTATGCTGATGCATATAAGAAAATTAGTGCTAACAATAAGAAATCAGGAAAGAGTCTTAAAGAAACATTATCCAATTGGTGGAAAGATGCTACTGGAAAAATTCCAAAAGCAATAGATCCGTCCACTTGGAATCTTGGAAATGGTGGAAATAATACTAACAATCTAAAAGATAATGGAAAGAAAGCCGTAGATGCAGCAAAAGACACAAAGAAGAAACTTGAGGCTAACAGAGCCGACCTTACACCTACGTTCGATCTCGATAAGCTTTCTGATGAAGCTAAGAAGGCGAACGGAATTGTAACAAGTTCTCTGATGGCTGCACAAAATGCATCAATTGGTGATTATATTAACAAAGATTCTGAACTCAATCCTTTCATGAAGGATAGATGGCAGAATGTATATAACTTTACACAAAACAACTACTCGCCGAAGGCTTTGTCTCGTATTGACATTTACAGACAGACTCAGAGGCAACTTAATTTGTCACGAGGTTTCTAAAGATGATTCAGTCATTTACGGTTACAAACCACAATGGCAAATCAATAGTCTGCGAACTGGCCAATCCTTGGAAAGAGGGGTTGGCCGTCGCTTCTATTGATGGATTAGGTCCCGGCCAGGCTACCATAAACGTGGCTGATATTTCATCGATGGATGGTGGTTTGTTTAATTCTGCCAGAAAAGGCACGAGAAACATTATATTTAATTTAATATTTGTTGACCATGATACACTCACAATAGAGGACATACGACGCAAATGTTATACTTATTTTCCAATTAAGAAAAACGTTAAGCTAAAGTTTACAACTAGCGACGGAAAAACAAACAAAGAGTATTTTATTGATGGTTATGTTGAATCAAACGAACCGGTTATATTCTCTTCACAAGAAGGTGCTACAGTTTCTGTGATTTGCCCTAAACCTTATTTTTATAGAGCAAATCCTCAAGAACAGGTATTCAATGCATCAGCAGATCCGAATTTCGTATTTGGTGCATATGATCAAGAACCCTATTTCTGGAGAGATGGAACGTTAACCGAAGAAGAGCAGACTAAATTACGAATGGGCGACATTGTTTCATTCATTATTTCGAGTTTAGTTTACGAAGGAACAGCAGACGCTGGTTTAGTGTTTGAAATACTCTTTAAATCAGATGTGTCATATAGTGAGGAAACTCAGAGATACATTCAGATTACGAATTCTCTTACAAATACTAGAAACAGAATTTCTTTGAACAAAATCTATTCAATAATGGTTGCTAATCCAGATGTATCAGATTACACTGGAATAGTAGAAGGTGATAAACTCATCTTCTCAACAGTAAAAGGTGAAAAGTATTTAGCATATGTACACGACAACATTAGTTATAATATGCTAAGTGCTGTAGAAGCTGCTGCTAATGGAGAATGGGTATACCTAACAGAAGGTTTGAATATTTTGGGCATCTATAAAGATTCTGATGTAGAGATTTCAGCTAGTTCAAAAAACAAAATCTATTTTTACGGAGTATAATTCAAAATGGAAGTCATATCTCTCAATACAAATAAGCAAAAAGTAGCTATCGTTGATTCTTATAAATCATTTATTTGGAATGATAGATATGAAGATCTTGGTGACTTTGAATTATACATACCAGCAGATGCAGTTGATCTGTTGGCAAACATACACCAAGATTACTACATTCAATGTAGTGAATCAGACAGAACAATGATAGTCGAAAAAGTAGACTATAAGTCAGATATAGATGATGGTAACTTTGTAATTATTTCAGGACATTCTCTTGAATCAATTTTAAAGAGAAGAATTGTCTGGAATGACGATGGTAAACCTACAAAGATTAATTATACAAAAATTCTAGATCCAAAGTCAGAAAGTGAAGATTCCGGAGCAGATTTTCCGCTCTATCTTGGAATACACTATCTTCTTAGACTGTATATAATGGACCCAGAATGTGCCGGCAATAAACCTCAAAGAAAGATTGACGGTTTTTTGTTTGAAGTTCCAACCGATCCAAGAATACTTGAAATAACTATGAGTCCTTGTGTTTACCAAGGAGATAATCTCTACGATCTTATAAAGTATCTTTGTGATATGTATGAGATTAGTTTTAAAGTAACTCTTGATGAGGATGGCAATTTTGTATTTGCTCTTTATAAGGGTGTTAGTCATCTTGCAAGTCAAACAGAGCATCCTTATGTCTGCTTTTCAAATGATTTTGATAACTTACTTTCCAGTGACTCTTCATTAGATATGGCAACATATAAGAATATGGCTTACTTTAAAGGTCAAGGTTCTAAATATGTTGTCGATGAGTTTAGTGAAGAAGAAATCACGATGGAAACTGGATTTATACGAATTCATGACAATAAAGTATGGGCTGTTAATACAGATTATGGTGTTAATGAAGACAAAGATGAGCATGGTCAAGATAAACACCCTGCTTTGAATTGGACACCAGATGAGTTTAATAAGGATTATGATCCAGAAGATCGACCTCCAGAATACACAAACTATAAAGTTGATGATACTATACAAAGAACAGAATATGGTGGTGCTATTTTAACGGAAGATAGATCGTTCTATATTGCAACAGAAGAAGAGTATCCTGAAGAAGGAGATCCATATACTGCAATTTTAGCATATAGTTACGGATATGATGTAATTCAGAAATATTACCAGTGCACTGTAAATCATAAAGGACCATGGAATCCAAACGACTTCAAACAGGTTGATATTCGTGTTACTTGGGGATTGCCAAGCTATCCTAATTTTGAACCCGGAACAGAAGAAGAGCCTAAAGAATACAAAGATGGTGATTGTGTAAAATATGAAAACAAAAACTATAGATGTATTGAGGACTATTCCTCTACTGGAACTTGGGACCAAACGAAATGGGTTGAGATTGTAGCTCATAATGTTATGAATGCAAATAGTCCCCTTTGGACTGAGTGCAAGAACTGGGTTAATGGAACTAAGTACAAAGTTAATGATTTTGTAACATTTGATAATTCAGGAAGAACTGGAAAGATTACTATTTATAGAAAATCTGGAAACGATGCAACATATGGAAATAAGAAATCATATAATAGAAATGCTGTTGTATGGTATGGAAAAAACATGTATGTATGCAAAAGAGTTAAGATTAAAAATAATCAAGAAGTAGAAATTAAAGGAATAGCTCCAACTAATACTAAATACTGGAAGAAACTTACCGACAAATACCAGATATTTGACGCTCAGCAATGGGAAGCTCTTTCCGATATGGATGTTGAACAGTATGATATTACTGGCGCTGTTCAGGGCGAGAATGTTGGTGGTCTTGATCGTAGGGAAATGTTTGTTGATGCATCTTCTGTTCCTTCTACTTACAATCATTTCTACAATGATAAGCAGCAGGAAACAGTTGACTGGCTTGTTGATGATGGTGTAATGAAAGCCACTGTCAGAGATATGGCTCTTGCAGAACTTACAATCCCTGCAAATAGAATGACTAAGGGTCTTGAAGCTGAGATCGATTATTTCACTAATTTCAAGTATGGTGTCGATTACAACATTGGTGATATTGTCGAAATTAGAGATTCATATGGTTATATGGACTCTGTTCGTGTTAAGGAATTCATTATTTCTGACGACGACACTGGAACAAAGTGCTATCCTTCTTATGAAGCAGTCGAAGCAAGTACAATCACTACGAGATTGCTTGAGGTTAATGACGAACTTCTTGGAAATACATTCCTTGTTAAGGTTCCTCAGTCTAGTAGGTTCGCTTCTGCTACAACAATTGCTGTTGCTAAGAATGGAGAAACAACATATTACCTTATGTCTTTCTTGAAAAAGGTTACAACAGATTCACCTTTTGCAAAAGATACAAAGATTAAACGAGATCTGCATGTTGTAGCTTGGGTTACAACACCAGATGACATCTATACTGAGTATGAGGAACAGACAGACGAAGACGTACTTAAGAGTCATCCGACATTAGTTGGAGAACCACTCTTCTATGTCGATATTGACGATAGTACAAATAAACCTTTGCCTGTTATTCTCTTCCCTTCATGGTCTCCTCCGTATGGAACAGACCTTGGACTTATTACAGAAATTAATAAGAATGCATCTCAGTATAAGAATATACTATTAGCTAATATTTAAGGAGAAAATTCAAAATGGCAGTAATTAGTGGCTTTTTCGATGCTGTATTACACGACGGCATTCCAGATCGTAAGTACAGTGCCGATGATTTCGGTGCCATTTTTGATGGCATCATCTCTGATGGAATATTCGAGAAGTATCCTTCTCCTGATGCAGAGCCTTTCAAGGTTACTCCTCCTACAGATGCTGCTTTATTGCATCCTTCAATACAGATTAATCCTGGAAGAGCTTGGCTTGACAGAACATGGACTTTAAATGATAGCACATTTATTTGTGAATTGAATGACAGAGATCAAAACAATCCTAGAATTGATGGCGTTTATATTCAGGTTAATAAGGACAACAGAAGTAACTCAATAATCGTTATTACTGGAGTCCCTAATGCTAATCCTGTACCGTCAACTCCTGGAGATACATCTAATGTCATTCATCATTTGATCGCTTATATTAGACTCGAACCTGCTGGATCTAATGGCTCCATTACTGATCCGGTTCTTGAATCTGAGATTACTAATATGATTGGAGTTGACGGTGGAACCCCCTACGTTAAGTCCAATGTTACAGATATGAATGTAACTACAGAAAACATTATTAAAAATCTCGAAGAACAGTTTGATTCATATCAAGAGTTATATGGAGAACAGTTCACAGCATGGTTCGAGTCTATTAAGAACTCAATTGGAGGTCTTACACCTGACCAGATCATTGAACTTTCAGAGATGATTGCAGACTGTTATGCATCTGACTATCTTTCTGGAGTGTATCCTTATGTAGATGAAACATGTCTTAGATTGTCAAGTGACAAGAAACAGAAGCCGCCGGTTCTTATTAACTTTGGTTTCGTTTCTGCCACTATGGCGCCTAACCCTTATGCAAATGAATTGACTGTTTATTCTGGAACAATTGTAGAAAGTTAATGGAGGTAGAATATGCCAGAGTATATAACGCATGAACTTCCTTCAGGTTTTTACAACTCCAGATATGTAAATGGTCAATATGATAAGGTTTATTCAGCAAGTGAAATGTCCAAGCTGTTTGACGGACTTATTCTTGATGGTGTTTATCTCTCTTCTAAAGATGGAGATGAGACCAATAAGCAGTTTGTCACTACAGCACTGGACACACCTGCTATGGCTATTAAAGTAGCTCCCGGAAAAGCTTGGTTTAATGGCACATATACCATACTTACAACAGAGACAATATTTCCTATTGATCCCGCCGATGCGACTGAAAGAACAGACGTTCTTGTCATTGAGGTCAATATGAACACTAGAGAAAACAGTGTTCATATCGTAAAAGGCGGAGAATTAGATGAATATGTCGGTGTTTACCAGTATCCGATCGCCTACATAACTGTAAGGAAGAACGCAGAGACTGTAGAGACGTATGACATCAGATATGTTGTTGGAATTGAGACTCCATACTTTGCTTGGCTTGGGGAAGATTTAAGTATTAGTGATCTTTATTCAAAATGGAAGTCAAGTTTAGCAAAAACAATTGCGCCTTTCGATTCATGGCTTGATGCAATGGATGATATGCTTGGTCATGGTGATCAAGATTACTATAACATGAAGGCAAAGCTTGATGATATTAAGGAACACCCTTATGTAATGGGTATCTTTCCTAAAGTCAATGAGCAATTGGTGTCTGCAACTGGTGATGGTGAGACTACAGATTACGATTTAAGTAGTTACGACTTAAATGATCTTGCTGATATTCTTGTAGATGGAAAAATGGTGTTTAATTATACATTTAATGACAATATTGTTTCATTTACAGAACCTCCAGCTAGTGGTTCGGAAATAGAAATGTATTATGTGCCAAATAATAATTTAAAAACTTACACACTTTACTTTGAGGAGGTCTAAAATGCCCGATAATATTGCCGGTTATATAGACCGGAGTTATGTAAAGGGATCAACTTACAGATATGCTGGTTGTCCTATACCTACAGTTTTTACAGGGAATATTAATAATATATCAGAAGACCTTCTTGTAAAAGCTATGGTTGCTGTTAGTGGCACTGCTCAAGGAGATTTTCCTGGAACAGTTGCTGACAGATTTTTAATTCAAACTATTAAATATGGAAATGATGTCTATTTACAGACCGCTGTAACATCGGATGGCTCTGAATATAGAAGAATTTATACAGAAGGTTCTGGATGGACAGACTGGAATAGTGTCAGTAAAGAATTTGATGCAGTAGATGGAAGATTAGATAGATTAGAATCCTATAAGGACAGTTCAAAATTAACCATTGAAAAACACACAAAGCAATTGGATGGAGATGCAGGCACACCAGGTCTTACATCTAGGGTACAGGCAATTGAAAACCAAGGATATGGAACACAAATTACTTTATTGAATACTAAAATCAATAACAAAATTCAGCAAGTAACTATTTCACAGAATGTTAGTATGAGAACTTCTGGAGAAGTTAATGGCTATTTTCAGCTTGGTACAGAACTCAATTATCCAAATAATGGCAATGCTTATTTAATTGGAATGGCTGTTAATACAACGCAAATTGGTAAAATAGCAGGCACTGTATATATGCTTTCTTATTCTGCTAATGGAACTAAGCCTTATATTAACTATCAGAAGGGTTCTGGTGTTACTTTTTCTAATGTTCCTCATGATTTTATCTTTACTTTCTACGTGCCTTAAAGGAGGGTCTTATGGGAAAATTTTATACAGCTAAATTTCCTGGTACTGACATCTCCAGGATTGAGCAGGTAAGTAATTGGTTTAATGCTTTAAACGGTATAATTTCTGAGGTTGTTACAGTAGACGGCTATACTGGTGCCAAAGTTACAATAGATGGAACAGCCATTGAGATGTTCTTAGGCGATATTTCAGATAATGTAGCTAGTTCATATTCTTATATTAAGAACGGAGAAACAATATTAGCAAGTAACACTGCAAGCGATGGAAGTGAAACAGGAATTAATGTCTTTGCTTATATTGATGAAAAGTGCATTCTTTTGTGTGCTTGCCAAAACGAGAATGGTCCACAAGTTATGTATACAAGATCCGTTAGTGGTGCCTATTTAGTTGGTTACAAAGCAAATGTAGATGGAAACACAAAAATTATTGATGATATTTCATCTATGAGTTTTGAAGGAGTGTCCGATACGTCAAGAACACAATATACATTTGCAAACATGTTTCCATATACTGCAACACCTCCGACGTTGGACTTTTTGACAAAAGCATATTTTAAAAATGGACTTGAGTATGCATCTTTTACGTCTGATATTCTTAAAAGTTGTTCAGCAATATCGTTACTTGAGACGGCATCTCTCCCAGATCCATTAGGACCTCACATGGCAATCGGTACTCACTGTATTGTGCCTATTGATATTGATGAGGAGGTGAGCGAATAATGGCTAAGATGAGATTTGCTGAAATAGTTGAATCGAATGGTAATGAGGCCGATTTCATGAAAGATGTTATAGCATATATAACAGGTATTAATAGTGCTATAGCATGCCTCGACGATCCAGATGATGAATATGATGTAGAAACTGTAGGTACATCACATATTCCAACATTCAGATTTTCCTTTAATAACAAGCATGTTATGACAATAAAAAGGCCAGTTGATTTGTCTTCAAGTTCAGAACATATGATCATTAATTTTATTAAAGGTGAAGAAATTGTAGGCTATAATAATATAAGTTATACTGGTTCTGCTAAAAAATGGGATACGGATATTAATAGGAAGTTTTCAATGTCCTATATAGAATCTTCAGGATTCTATATATTAGACTTTGTTGGAATATTTTCTTATGGTTCTACTTCACATTTTGGAATCGTTTTTGTAGAATCTGGAAATAATAGCTATGGTTCTTACAAAGCGGGAAACATTAGCTCTTCTAATTATAAAATTCCTATAGTATTTAATATTTCAGAGTATGTTTATACTGGTATTGATTCGGAAATATCTGGAACATCTCTATCTAGGTTTACGTACAAGGCTCAGCCTGGAAAAGTAGACTATATTAAGAGTTCCATTTATGCAAATGAAGGAGTTAAGCAGTTTGAAATATTTCAATTATACGATTCTACTGAAGTTTCACCTGGATCGACTGTTTCACTTGAAGATGGAGCCTATTTAGCAGTAGGCCCTCATCAGTTAGTTAAAGTTAGTTAACACAATTCAAAATAGGAGGAAAATACCATGTTAAATGGTGATGGGGTTTTAACCTTGCAGGAGTTCTGGACTATTTTGATGGGGTGTTGCTCGGCATTAATAACTATTGCTGCTGCAGTCACGATAGTTATTAATGCCGTTAAAAAACTAAAAGAACCTGAGAATGTTCAGAATAGAGAAATAAAGGAGCTCCAGGATAAGATGAAAACTTTTGAGGATCGTCTTAACAGACATGATGAGTTCTTTGGAAATGATAATAAAAGACTATCTGCAATAGAGGAAGGAAATAGGGTCACTCAGCAAGCAATACTGGCTTTAATGCAACATGCTATTAATGGTAATGATGTAGATAAACTTAAGAAGGCTGAGGATGATCTTAAAACATATTTAATTAATAAAACATGAGTAACGTAACATTTTTATTACTTACACTTTTTTCTATAACTATGACAGAGCCTACAGTACCTGATAAAATTCAGTTACAGAGGTCTCATGTAATAGTAGTTCAGCAAGAGGAACCTAAAACCCTCTTTAACATGACTAATGCTGAACTCAATGCACTCTCTGTTAAAAAGAAGGCAAAACTAGTAAAAATGACCACCAAGTCCTTCAAAGAAATGACCAAAGTAGTTAATCACGAAGCTGGTCCGAAAATGAATGACAAAATCCTAGTTGCTGCTGTTATTTTTAACAGAGTGCATTGTAGTCAATTTAAAAATAGTGTAGTAAAGGTAATCAATGAACCGGGCCAGTTCTATGATGTAAAGCATACTAGATCTGGCTCATCAAAAGATAAGAAAGCTCAACTTGCTATATTACTTGCTTATCGAGACATAGTATTGGGAAAAATTCCGCATAATGTTTTGTACTTTAATTCAATCTCTTATAAAACTAAGAATCCTAAGAGATTTATTAAATACAAACACGTTAATAATTATTTTATTCGAGATAGTAAGTGTAAATGCAAGTGGTGTAACGGAGGATAAAATGGGACAAAGTAGAAATGAAAATATTCTTGAAAATATGTTAGGGGCTCATAATCCTCTTGGTGAGCCGCAGAGTAGAGAAGAAGCACTATTGATGCAGTTGCTAGATAAGCTTAGTGTAACTGTATTAAAGTGGCTTGGTGTTACTACAACCGAACTTGAAGATGGCGATACAACTAACCCTATTACTATTAATGGTAAAAGTGTTACCGCTGAAGCGGGCGATGTTGTAACATATTCTGACGCAGAGTTTGCATTCAACGGAACAGCTTGGCAGGAATTTGGCGGAGCATATGTTTCTCCTTGGGTTGATATTACTGGAACATTAGAAGCTGGACAAACGTCAATCACTCTGAATAATTCTACAATTACTACAACTTCTACTATTGAAGTATTTGATGAATTTGATGTTCCGTATGTTTCAAAAACTGTAAGTACAGGAAGCATTACCTTAACTTTCGACAAACAAGATGCTGATATGATTGTGAAAGTGAGGATAAGTTAATGAATTTATTTCAAGTTACTAAGAAACAGGATATCAAAGGCTATGAATTACGGACAATGACTGGTGATATTGTTTCTTTTACACCAAGCTATTCACAATTATTACCAGATCCATTTAGCGATTTAAATGTAAAGGTCAACGTCCTCGCCACGGGCGGAAACGGCACACCCGACAACCCTATCCCTATAAACGGCTTTACCGAGGCAAACATAACAAGGTGCGGTGTGAATTTGTTTGATAAGGACGGCGGAAACATAATAAACGCATATCTGTCAACGAAAATTGAAGCACTTGCAGTGGCAAAAACGGTTTTTGCAAAATGCAAACCGTCAACGCAGTACACAGT